ATTAGTCCTTCTTGTACTATTTATCATAATTTTGTTCGTCAACAACTAACCATCCCAACTTAAGCAAGTCTTCACGAATTTCTTCAGTTACTACGCTTTCGGGAACATAATCATTTGCTTGATGTGATGATAATCCGTAACCATCTTCTTTGCTACCTATACCTGAGCAGTACCAATCGATGTAATCTCCTTGCTGTCTCATATCTGCAATGATGCCACCAGCATGTCTCCAACTACAACTCCAAGTTTCTTCTTTAAGAATAGGCCAAACATCATTTCGCATGAAGTCGTTGTTACACATCGCCGCATATAAGTGTTGAGCATAACTTTCCGAACTACGAACTTTTTCTAATATCCAATCAGTAGTTCTCAAATCATATTCTAAGTTATTAGTTTGCCATTGAAGGTCTGCTTCTTTTTTAATATCATCTTCTTTGTAACTTGTGTATAGATCGATGTAGTCAGTTCTAGGTTCTACGGCCTGACCTTCACAACGTTGTAAATATTTTTCTAAAAGAAAAGTATGACGCTCGGGGCTTTTAGATATCTCTGTCATCTGTTATCTCCATCCATGTATGATCACCCATGTATTTAACTTGGGTCATATAATCATAGTTTTTTGGTTTGCCGGTTGACCAATCATTAGGTCCTAATGATACTAATAATGTTTTATTCTTTCTGTTATCCCACACTAACCAATAAGACTGGCCCATTACAATTTGAAACTGATATTCTGCGGCGTAGACCATATCGGTTACATCTAGTCTACGCTTGATATCACTTGCTTGTTTTTGTAATACAGTAACTAACTCCATGATACGATCATATTCTTGCTGGGCATACATCCTAGCATGATTAATCATTATATCTTTTTGTTTAGTGACTGGCACTAAATCAAATTTAGGCCCCCCTGCTTCCGTAGGATAGGGGGTTACATTTCTGTTAAAAAAGTTAACTAAATTGTTGCCAAGGGTAGCATCATAGCTATCCTTGCCCTTGGCACTGTTACTCTTGGGTGTGTCCATTGCACGAATCAAAGAGGTCAATCTTTTCCCACGGGAGATAGGACTTACCAAAGTGTCCGTAGTTTGTAGTAGAACTATAAATAGGTCTAAACAAATCAAACTTATCAATGATACCCTTAGGAGTCAAATCAACATTTTTGATAAGCCAATCTGTCAAGTCTCTACTATTTTCACTGCTTTCAACATACACACTCATGGGCTGTGACATACCAATAGCATAACTCAATTGAACTGTTGCCCAATCACTACGTCCTGATGCAACAATATTCTTAGCAAGATAACGTGCCATATATGCCGCACTACGGTCTACTTTAGTGGGGTCTTTTCCTGAGAATGCTCCTCCACCATGTGGGCTATAACCACCGTAAGTATCAACAATAATTTTTCTGCCAGTAAGACCAGTGTCACCATCAGGCCCCCCAATAACAAAGCGACCGGTAGGGTTGATAAAAAATTCTGTAGTGTCATCAACTAACTCCTTAGGTAAAATATCTCTAATGAAAGATTCTACATTTTGTCGTACAAAGTCAATAGTCACATCAGCCGAATGTTGTGTAGAGCAAACAACTTTAGCAACACGCTTAACGGTTGAATCATCATTATACTCCATTGTCACTTGGCTTTTAGCATCAGGACCCAACCAAGTTACGCCGTTTTTGCGTGTAGTTGACAATCCTTGAACAATCTTATGACTCCAATAAATTGCTGAAGGCATATAGTCTTCGGTTTCTTTACAAGCATAACCAAACATTAAACCTTGATCACCTGCACCAAATGTGTCAGTACCCAATGCAATATCAGCACTTTGCCCATGTAACAAGTTAGCAATATTTAACGTTTGCCAATGAAAGCCTTCTTGTTCGTAGCCAATGTTCTTAACTACCTTTCTTACTAGATACTCTAAATCCAAGTCGTCCATAGTAGGACCTTTGTACTCTCCTGCTACAACAACTTGATTAGTAGTAACTAGTGTTTCGCAAGCGCAACGAAATGCAGAATTGTTATGCGACATAAACGCATCTAAAACTGCATCACTAATTGCATCTGCTACCTTATCTGGGTGTCCCTCTGCGACACTCTCGCTTGTAAAATAATATGACAAAAAGTTTTCCTTACTTAAAAAATATCAGAGCCATGACAGCAGACTGTGCCATGAACCCCAATCCGATTGTGATTAGATTTAAACTATCACGTTGAATGATTGCCTTCATAAAGAATAATCCCAATGCAGACCACACAATCAGTACCATTTCGATAGGGGGCATAGTATCTGTAATGCCCAACATCAATCCAATTAGATTAGGTGCAGTGACTGCAAGCAAACACAACACTGCCATCCAATGGATAGTTCCAGCAGAAAGATGTGTAATCTTTTCTTTGAAATCATGTCCTATATCTTTAAAATATTTCATAATATTTTCTTTAATGCTTGTCATAACTTAATCTCCTCTTTTTGGATCGTTGTAAAAAATATGTCTACCGATTTGTGTTGCTTTAGGATACTTCCAATTTGGATTAATGTAATCAGCATGATAGTATAATGCATGATTTAATCCATCAAGTCTAAATCCTTCTAAATAAACCTTCTTAGCAACTGCATAACTTTCGTCATACGATTTTTGATTAGTTGGTTTAAACTTTGTAACACCATCGCAATACCATGAAAATTGACAAACTATTTTGTCCATAATGAAGTCTTTTTGATGGACTACACTACAAATGTCTTTGGGGAATCTAGGATCACTAACACGATTTAATGTGACTTGTGCTACGCCTACTTTTCCTTCAAACGGTTCGTTTCCTGCTTCACGATAAATGTTCATTGCTAAACAATTTAATCTTTGCTCTACTACTTTTACAGACGGATTATCATAACTAACATCTTGGTCTTTATAAAAGTGCATCTTATAAGTTGTAATATGAGTTAATAAAAATGCAACTAGAAATAATCCAATTACATGATATAACCAATTTATCGACTTTTCCATTTCATTCTCCTTTCTGCCGATTGTTGATCGGTCATAGGTTAAACAACGATTACTGTAACACAGGCTGGTATGCATTACAAGTAGTTTGGGTATCAATGTACCCAGCAATCGCAGTTACATGCTATGACTTGCTCTATCGCAGCCGAAATACTAGGCGATGCTGGTAATAACGTGCTACTTGTGTAGTTAGGATCCAAATTAGGGGGTAAATTATTTGGATTTAACTCTGACGGTACTTGTATGATCAATACAGGATTTACTACTGGAGTTACTGTAGGACCTGACGGTACTAGGGGGTTTACAACAGGATTATTAGTCCCGTTGAGAATTGGGGTAATATCCCCGGGTTGAACTGATGTTGCATTGTTAGTTGGCGTAGTAACAGTAGGTAGAAAACCAGTGGTATTACTAGTCGGTGTGTATTTTACATTTGCATTAACAATACCCGTAGAAGGTACATAAACTCCTTTAGGTATCGGTACTGTATTACCTGTTGCTGAACTAGTAGAGCTATTAGTAGGCCATGAAGGATTAGTGTATGTATTACCGTTTGGACTTAGTATACCTACTCCTGACGTTGGTATTGTACCGTTAGTTGTTAATGTTTTTACATCTGACACACTCAATGTGTCAGGAATATTATTGTCAGGACCAATACCCAATGATTGCATTCTTGCCTGATTGCGCTCTTGTCTTCCCTGTCCAATTAAACTTTGACCACCTGTTGTATTGGTGTTACTAATTGCTTCAAGTGTTTGCGCTGACATATGAGGTTTAGTGTCTTGTGCAAATGTAGGCACACTATCTACGAATGTATAAAGTGTTGTTGGGTAAACGTTTGTAAAATAATTTTTTGGAACTTGTACTGGACTAAGTCCGGTATATCTTGCACGTTGTTCGGTTTTCAACTGCACCCCGGCTTGGTTGTAATAAGTGTTTAGATATACTGATGAATTGATATTGTTTTGTTGAATAGTAGCAATTTCTGCATTTGCTTGGTCAATATAATTTTGCACGACCGAATTCATCGGGCTAGACCAACCTGTTGTACCTGCACTGGTATTTGTTCCACCTGATGTTGACGTCGGTGGACATTCAATGGTTACTGTGGGCACTGAGGTAGTATCTGGTCCTGAACTAGTTAACGACACAGAAGTAACTCTGCCGTATGATCCACCACCATTTGATTGTGCTTGACTATCATCAATACCAATGGTTGATACTGCGGTTCCTCCATTACTAATAGTAATAACTGGAGCAGGGGCATTACCTCTTCCATATCCGCCGCCAGGGTTAGTAAGTGTAACACCAGTTACGTGATAATACGTTAAAAAGTCTGGACTAGGCCCTGTGTATGTTGTATACTGAATTGTTACTACGGCAGCTTGCCATGTTACTGCTAAGAATAATTGTTGATAGATATAACTTAGATTAGGAGTTGCAAGTTGATTAATTCTTTCTTGCATTAATTGCCAAGGATAAGGTAGACCTGACATGCATCCAAAGAAATCTGAATAAGTGTATGTACCATTTGGTCCTGTACCTAATGCACATATTCCTGTACCTGCATTTGCTAAACTTGTATTTGTTGGTAAACTAGTACCATTGGTCAAAGGTAAATCGTTTGTATTTTCAATACCCTGAACTACTCTGGCAAACTTTTGAAAGTTAAAATACTGAATGTTTTTAATCTGTCTCATTGCAATACTAAACGCTCCACAGGCAACTGCTTGATCAGCAGGTATAATGTTATCTAAGTACGACCCAAAGCCAGTGGGCAATACGTTATAGTTATTAGGGTTAAGCGTTTTGTTTGTTGTTTGAGGAGTACCTGTTGGTAATTGTGTTCCTACATAACTCTTGATAGCAGGAGTGTTCAATGCATTGTTGAGACTACCATTACTGTAAATCAAATAATATGTTTTACTATTAGTAGGCAAGCCTTGCTCTGCGTTATATACGGGAACAGTCAATGATGTATAACTATTCGGGAATAAGTATACTGGATTCAATAAGTCTGCTAATGAATTAAATCCTGTAGTATTACATTGAAGCGGGGCTAATACATGTTGTAAGTTTTCACCAGTGATGATTAAAAATGCACCATATATCTGTTGCTCTTGCTGTGCTGAAATGTTTTGTGCAGGACCAGTAGTAATTGCAGCAACATCAGTGCTAGATAATCCGGTGGCAATTAATGCCAAACTCAAGTCTTGCGTAACTGCATTGTTCTTACCTAAATTTCTTAATAAGTTACTAGGTAATCCAAACGTAGCAATATCATTAAGATTAATTACTTTACCTAAATTGATACAGTCTGTGCCAAAATAATAACATGATAGTGTGACCCCAGAAATGTCTGCACTAATCAAGTCATCCATGTTACTGTAAACACCATCTAAGAATGTTTTACTATTATTCATTGCTGTGATGGCTTGATTAGAATAATTAATAAAACCACTTGCACTCATGAATGATGCACAAAATTCGTTGTATTGAGGTACAGATTGTGATACACTATTACCATTCCAATTAAATTCATTCCATGCTTGTAGTGCATGTAATCTAATATAACCCCACTGAGTTACACTTTTGTTTGGATTAGTAGTATCATAAGGCAACCAACTAGCATCTTGCCCTTGATCTTGATTGCCATATGAGACTGGATAGCCGGATGTTGCTGGGGCAGGCATTGCAGGGCTTACACCATTTGCGGTAGCAGTTGCAACTGCGGTAGTAGTCCAGACACCTGCAGGGTCTTCAACAATATATGTAGGTGGTTTACTATTACCCAATGCAGGTATTGTGTTTGCACCTATAGATACAAGATGGTTATATGTTGTGTCAGTTAGTAGCCCACGCAAATAGCCATCATTGATGGCCCAAGTTAACATTCTTAATACTGTGGTTTGAACAATGCTACCAAAACTATAATCAGTATTGGTTTTGCTTGCGCCCATGTAACTAGCAGCCACAGGATTAATAGTTAGGCCAGTATTTTGTAATACTGATCCTAATACATTAACTCCTAAGGGACTTTGTTTTCCTGTATCTGCCATATATTCCTTTTATGGACAAACAACAGTTGAACTGCCTTGTACAATGTTATGTCCACATGTAGTAGAAGAGCCAACTCTTAAGACAGGAACGCCTTCAGCAAATACTGAAGGGCTACCTTCAGTAGTTTTTGCAGAATTATGCGGGCCTTTGTGATTAGGGTGTGGAGTGATATCACTCACATGCAATCCCACCGCAATACTATCTGCAAATACTGTGCCGGCACCACGAATAATCTGTCCGCCAACAGCATTTTGATCACCTTTCCTACTCAACTGTGCCATGTTTTATCCTAAAATTAGTTTCTTGTCAGGCACTTTAATACCTGTAGTTGCTTCAATGTACTTCATTTTGACACTATCGTCAGTAAGTACAAAAATAGCAATGCTATTAGTATTTAGTCTATATTCATTCTTGGGGTCTGCGGTAAACAAGCTAGGGACTAATCCCAAACCTTGATTTGCAGGTGCAACACTAACTGGCTCTGATACAACAATGCATCCAGCTTCGCTAGTGTCGATTACTTTGGCGATCAATTCTTCGCCTGAGTTTAATTTAAATGAATATACTGATCCGGTTGTTAAGTTCATGTTTTGTTTCCTTTGTAATACTTATCATAGACTAGTACTACATAAACGAAAGTTATGCGGCCAAACGAACTTTCAACTGATCATATCCGCCCACAAGTTCTCCGTCTAAAAAGATTTGTGGCACAGTACGTGCTGTAGGAACTGCTTCAAGTAATTCTTCTTTTGTGTAGCCATCACCGATTTTCTTTTCTTCAAAATCGATACCTTTTTGTTTCAATAATGATTTTGCCATATCACAGTATTGGCAGTTGTATTTGCTCCAAACGATTGCTTTCATATTTTTCTCCTTCTAATATATAA